ATAAGTATTACACGGCGGGGACGCCCAGACTAAATCGGGGATGAACCCCGTCTCCTTGAAGAACTTCTTATACTTCCACTCCAAGATGTCGGCGAGAATATCGGGTTCATACTTGTCCTCAATATCCACGCTCATCACCTCCCAGCCCAGCTTCTTCGCAATCTTGCCTACACTCCCAGTGCCTTTGAATAGTTCAAGGAGCTTCATTGTCTATCACGGATATATTTTGGTTTGATGTAGATGATGTAGATGAAAAAGTAAAAAAAGTCCCAGACCCGATTGAGATTCCCCAATAGAAAAGTTTACCTTTTGGTCTACATCATCTACATCAAGTTCATCCATCTATTTCTGTGGGTATAGATAAAGGATGCCGTATAAGCTCCGCAAGGCACCGAAGCGTGATCTCTACTGGGTTGTAGGTCTTGATGGTAAGCATCATAGCAAAGACCCACTGCCGAAAGAGCGAGCGGAAGCACAGATGAAGGCATTGTATTCAGCAATGAGGCGTGAAGAGGAAGCGGTTGTGCCGAATGCGAAGGAAGAGAAGGCGATTGAGAAGAAGATGGAAGGCGGTGGAACGAGCGACGATATTGCGAAGATTCAAGGACAGATTGATGGACTCAAACAACAACAAACACGTCGTATTCGCAAGGACCAACGAGCAGCAAACGAACACCACATCGCCAACTTGGAGAAGATACTGACCGCAATGAAAGAAGGAGAAGCGGTAGAAACATTGAAAGAGATGGAAGGGGCAAACGCACTACTCTCGTTGAAGAAAGGTAATGGTCATACGCATTCCCTTCACGGAGCGGGTCCTCTGCCCGAACTCTCTATCCTCCAACAGATCGCAAAGGCAGCTTATTCTACGTCCCCACCGCAGACCATCGGTCCTTTCCGTCTCGGCAACTTTACTCCAACCTTGAAGTTTTATACTCTCGCCGATCCCAGCGATCCTCGTGATGTGGACACCGTTGTCGTAGGCATTCGTGGAACCAACACAAGCGACAAGCAAGACATCTATGCTGACGCCAAGCTGGGACTGGGTCAGCTGGAAGACACGCCACGCTGGAAGAAGGATCTCGCCGACTTCACGAAGTATATGAGTCGCTTCAAGAACGGAGGCGTGGATATTTATGGCGTAGGACACTCGCTTGGTGGAGCGGTCTTGGATATGTTCTTGAAGAAGGGACTGATTCGTCAAGGTGTTTCTTACAATCCCGCCATCTCGCTGGGTGATGCCCAGAAAGATATTCCTAACCGCCGTATCTACCAAGATGGTGATCCGCTACTGGCGTTGATGGGTCGGTCAGCCAAGAACGTGGAGATCCGTCCCAAGAAGGTGAAGGAGCATAGCGTAGGGCGTAAGATTGCGAACGCCTTCTCTTATTTCATTCCGTATGTTGGACTCATCACGAAAGGAATGGACACGCTGGATGCTCACGCGTTAGACAACTTCACGGGTGGTGCGAGTTCCACATATCTTCGCCAAGCACGAGCCAAAGCGAAGGCATACGGATTAGATCCCAAGAAACTCAAACTGGCGACCGACGGAAAGCACAAGCTTGATTACGACGGCGTGAAGTTCGGTCTCAAACACTACAATGACTTCCTCCTATGGTCTGCCGAAGAGAAAGCGGGACGAGTTCCAGCTGGGACGGCAGAGAAGAAGCGAAAGTTGTATCGTGCTCGGGCGGAGAAGATAAAGGGTGAGTGGAAGGCGAATAAGACATCGCCGAACAATCTCGCCATTCATATCCTTTGGTAGAGCAGTAAGAATAGACAAACCGAAGATCATTACAACACAAGTGAGAATCCAGCTGGGTGCTCATTTGTATTCTTGATTAGACTATATATGCTTGATAAACTCCTCCGCAGAATGCGAAGGGAGAACACGTTAGATTACTTTGATTTCGTTGTGAAGATGACGAGTGCTTTACATCAGTCGGGCATCCAGTCCCTTGCGGGTGCGACCACCGCTCATCGCACCACCGCTCGCATCACCACCGCTCATACCGAGACCCAGCTTCTTCTTGGCGAACGCCGTGCCGTGATGGAGGAGTTCCTTGCCCGCAGCCATACCCGCCTCCTTCAAGAGTTCCAGAGCGGGTCCCTTGACTTTGGAGAGGATGTTGCCGAGAGAGCCGAGCAGACCAGAGCCACCGACATAACGGCAGAGCTCTTGGCGAGTCGCAGTCGGGGCGAGGGGAGCACCGATGATGTCTTGCTCGCTCAATACACCCTTGATGATACGGCTGGAACCACGAATGGACTCAAAGAAGCCAGAGTTCGCCGTGATGACGAAGAGCTGGGGCGTGACGCCATCTTGCCCAGTGTTGTTGTAGATTTGGAGGTTGAATTGGAGGGTGAAGTTGCCCACCAGCGATGGAGCTTGACCCGTTTGTAGGGTGATGTCTTGGGATGGTTTGAGGACGAGGATGGAGCCCGTGAGCGGGACCTTCTGCCCACCCGTCGCAGCGGAAGGCGGGTTAGAACCAGCCAGCTGGCTGCCGAACGAACCCCAGCCAACACCCGTGCCCGACGCAGAGGCAACGGCAGCACGAGCGTTCTGTCCCGAGAACGCAGCACCCGTCCAAGAGAGCCAGTCCATATCCAGACCATTCTTGACGGACATCGCGTATAGCTCCTCCGCCGTGTGAGACGAGAGCAGACCCGAGAAGTTATCAAAGTTGACGGTGAGCGGGTTTGCTACACCACCATACGCACGAGACGCAATCGGGAGGTAGAAGTCGCCGTAGTTGGGGTCATTGACGCCACTCGTGGAGCCAGAGCCAGCGGGTAGGAGACCCTTCACATACACGATGAGCAGATCGGGAATCTGGGGCAGCGTGATCGTCTGGGATTGGAGCTGGATGTGATCACCCGCACTAATCGTCTGTGCGGAGGTCGTAATGTAGCGGGGGAACTCCATATACGGCACGACGGACTTCGGGGGCAGAGGGACATCCAGCGAAGGCGTGAGGAACTGGACGTTGACCACTGACTTCTGGAAAGGAGACACAGACGCATACTGCGTCTGCGTGAGCGTCGCATACGACTCGGGGTTAGCACCCGCACCAGCCGCACCATACGAAGCGACGCCTTGATTCCAGCGGACACCCGAGTAGCGAACGATACGGGCGGGTGATTGTAAGTTCATAATCAGCTGGATGTTGTTGATGCCGAACAGACCCGTGTCCCACTCGTGAACATCGCTGAATGTGAAGGGCGAGAGGACGACCTTCTCCGTAGATGTCCACTGGTAGTAGATCGTGAAGGGACCAGCACAATCCACGACACCCGAACCCGCCGTTGAGGCACAGAGCGAAGGCAGACCATTGACGCAGCGGTAGGTGCCCGCCGTCGCAGTGGCGGGGATCGTGCCCGTGCCCGAATTGGTCAGCACACCATTCGTGTAGAACTTGCCCTCCACGAGAGCTCCACCCGTAGAGTCCGTGAAGACAATCTGCCCGAACGCACCATTCTGGACACTATCGTAGTCCATCGCCGTGCCGTAGCCGTTGAGCGGGCAGTTGGGCAGACCATAGGCGTCATCGTAGCACTGATACTTGTCCAGCATCGTCGGGCAAGTGCGTTGGAGACGATTCTTCTTGTAGTCCGTGAGGCGTAGGACCTCCTTCAAGACATCTTGGGAGTTGATGACGCTCGTGGTGTCGTTGATGGTCGCAGTCGTGGTTGAGCAGAGCGAGTTGAGCGGGAACGCACAGAGGGCGAAATCAACGCCAGGAACGACGATAGGGAAGTTGAGTGCCCAGTTGGCGAGGGTGCCCGAAGGCGTGATCACGGACGACATCGTGACGGTGGAGGTCCACTCAATACCACGATCTACGAATACGTTCTCGCTGGGGACGTAGATGTTGTAAGTGTGCTGGGACGAGGTCGCCGAGATGGCGTTGAACGGAGCGTTCGTGAGGGAGAGAGCACCCTTCTCAACGGCATAACGAGGGCGGGACTGGACAATACGGGAATCAAACACCGCCATCTTCTCAATGTCGGCACTCATCTTGGTTTATACTTCTATTCACAGAAAGTTTTGGAGGACCTCACGCTCCCCATTCCTCTGTTTTGGTGGGGAGGTTCTTCTTCTTGAACATCATCTTGAACGATACAGAGGATAAGTTCGTCATCGCAATCGGGTAGAGCTGGTTGTTGAGGCGGTTCTTCCAGAAGACTTGGACATCTATTCCCGAGAGAGGCTGGTGGGATGCGAGGAAATCGCTCAAACGATACTCGGCAGACGGCACATAGTAGATGAAAGATTTCCAAGAGGCAGCACCCTTGTCCATCGGCAGAGCAAGATCCGTGATGATGCGAGTGAAGGCGGACTTGGCGGTGGATTGCGAGTTTCCAATGTTCGCTTGACCGATGATGACGGGTGCGGAGTTAGACTCGGGCTGGACGGGCATTAGAGCAGAGGCGAACACGATGGACGAGATGGGAGACCAGAGCGTATCCGTAGAAATCGTCTCTTGGGACACGACCCAATAGACCTTCTGCTGATTGAGGGTGGAGAGTGGCTCTTCAAACACATTGGAGTTTCCGTAAGGGACATAGCCAAGAGAAGGTTGTCCAGCGTAAGGTGCGAGGCGGTAGTCGGCAACGTTCGTGTAGAACTTGTTGGGGACGAGTATCTCATACACATAACCATCTGGGGCAACAAATCCATCACCGAAAGGACCGCTGACTGCCGTCGTGTTGTTCCAGTAGTTAAAAGGCAGAGACCCAAACAGATTGTATAAGTTCGTATTGAAGAAGAGCTTGAACTCGGGCTGGGACGAGAGAGTGTATTGTGTTGTTCCCGCCGTGAATGAGGTGAGACGCTGACCGAAGCCGTTGGAATCAAAGTAGACCGAGAACTTCTGGGACGGCGGGTCATAGACGATTTGAGGAGCTTGGACACCTCCGCCGATGCCGTTGATGAAGTCCTTGAATGTAGCGTAGGGAAAACCCGTGCCGCTGCCGAAGGCTACGACCCACGCATCATAGTAGGCATAGTAGGTGTCGCACATCGCACACCCCGAGATGAAACGAGGAGACGACGACGCAGCGAGTTGGAGATCGGCGGGGTCAAAGATGGCGGTGTTGATCTGGTCAATCCAGTTCTGGTAAGTGTAGACCCAGTAGTAATCCGTGTAGAGATCTTGGGGCTGACCCTTCTTATCGCCGATCGTCGTCCACTGCGATGATGTCGCTGGATCAACGGCAATCTGCGGACCAAGACCCCAGTTCGTTGAGTCGCTGGGAGGAGGCGTCGTGGATGAGTTGGCTAACTTCGCATAGTAAGCTACACTTCCGTAGAGAACATACGCATTCGCTTGGTATGATGTCCCCGCAACCCATTGAGTCTGCGGGGTTCTTACTTGATAGAAAGGACCATTGTAAGTCGCATACCGCTGATCTATCGCCGTCTTCGTGATGATGTCCCCAACCGCATACTGCGTTCCAGCATCCCAAGTGCCCTTGAACTTCAAGTTCGCAAGTGAGAGAGGAACGGGTGATGTCTGCGGGTTCTTGTTCTGCGGTTGATACTCAACGAAGCGAGTAGGAGGGTAAGCATTCACGATCTTTGAGATAGTGGCGGGAGCAGTGGGACCCAGCTGAATCCAAAAGACTGACCAATACCGATTGATCGCTGGATCGGGATTCTTCTGGTAATCTTCGGCATTATTGCCTCCGTTGTTCGCCGACTTACACTGGACATACTGATTCACACCCGCTCCATCCACATAGTATCTGTATTGTCCCACAACAGACGGCGACTGCTGAACCCAAAGCGTAGGAGTAGGAGATCCCGTAGCCACTACTGATGTTTGGAGAGGAATAGCCAAGCCGTAGGTCGTGAGATTGGGGTTCGTCTGTCCCGTGCCCTCACGAATGCTTGGGATGAAGAGCGGAAGATCCAAGTTGGCTCCGTTCATCGTGAAACGCACGATGGAGAAGTTGTAGTTGGAGATGTCCCGAATAATCGGGTAATCACGGGTCTCGTTGAACACGATGTTCGGGTCTTGGATCGCATCACCAGCCGCCGTTTGATCGTCCGTCGTGTTATTGACGATGTCGGCGTTGTAATACACATAGTCGGGATCAGCTTCGGTCCCGCCGACATACTGGACGGACGCTATCTGGCGGTTCATTTATACTACTACCCCAGTTTTTCTTCTTACTTCTTCAACTTCATAAAGGTGAGACCCGCTACAAAGTCATCGGGCGATAGACCCGTCTTGTCTATGATGGCTTTATATTGCGAGAGCGACTTATTGCCGTAGAGCAGACGAGCAACGCAATGGCGACCGCACGTGTTAATATCTCCACGCTCCTTCTGGAATGCGTGAGTGTTATAGTAGATCGGCAGACCGCTCTTCCGCATTAGTTCCGTGAGGTAGGGTTGCGACTCGTTCATCTGTTCCAGACGATCTTGGGGAATATCGTCCAGCTGGTCTTCGGGTTTGTCGCCATAAGGATCAAAGAACTCCACGCCTCGCTTTGTTCTCAACATACAACACCAATGCCCCGTGTGATCGTCTTCGGTGAGAAAGAGGATGATACATCGCCCCTTTGAATCAAAGCACTCTTGAAGCGACCGCTTCTTTGCGAGGTCGGGATACGTCATCAGCGAAACGTTGCCTCCCAAGAGCTTGCGAATATCGGCATCGCTCAAAGGATAATCTCGCACTTCTTCTGCGTCGGTCATTATAAATGACCAAGAATATATGGGGCTCGCCGTTCTCTACTGACCAGCGGAAACCGAGAGAGCCGAAGGAGAAAGCCGAGCCAAAGGAGAAACCCAAGAAGATTCCTCGTTTGACGCGGAGTGATGTCCGCTTATTATTAGATTGTGCCGCATCGGCGATCAATGATGCGTTGATTGCTTGGACTGAACGCTGGATGACGCAACTGATCCAAGAGAGAGCGTTTCCGCCTCATTTGAATCGGGCGGGAGCGTATCAATACTTACTTGACTTTCTCGGTGAGGGAGCAACAGAGGTGCTGAATACGATCCGCCGTGATCACTACGGAACCCAACGGAATGTAGATGCTGGTGTAAGTGAGTTTGACTTCTTGATGGGTGTGCCGATGGTGGTGTGAACTCTTCCACATTAATGCCCACTCTCACTTCTCGCTCACAACATTGTGAGACAAACCGCCGTCCTATGAGGACAAGGCAAAGACGATAGATGCCGTAGAGAACCAAGATTGCCGTCGTTGATAGACCCGCCGACGCCAGTGTGTTGAGATCCATTGTCTTCTACCTCTATTATACCTACGGGACTGCTGGACCCGCAACCGCCCAAGACAGATAGATGTTGACTGCCCTTGAATTACCAGTGGGGTTTGTATTTCCGTTCGTAGAGAGGAAGAAAGTAATGCTTCCGCCATCGGCTTTATCGGGGTAAGCAGCAATCAGCCACCAGCCAGACGCATCATTCACTTCGGTGGGAGTGTAGAGCGAACCCATTTGTAGCGTCACGGACAGAGGCACTCCGTCGTCTATTTGATCGCTCAATCCCGATGCGGTCGCATAATAATACCCGCTCGTTGTCGGTTCCAGTGTCCAAGTCAGTGTGTCCAATGAGATGAGTCCGTTTGCGGGTGCTACGACTGCTGCCGTTTGTAGATTGATCGTTCCAGCATTCTCGTCGGGCGTGATCGTGATAGACGAATCGGTGCTGATGAGACTCACTCCCGCAGTCAAATTGTTCACTGAAATAACACCTCCGTTGTTTAGCGTGTTTGAAATAATGTTTAATCCAGTTCCAGTGTTGATGAGGAGACCATTATCAACGTTCAATACCAACCCAGAGTTCGGGTCCCGTAGCACTGAAACGATAGGAAAAGCTGGATCAGTTGAGTCTACGCCAATTGCCTCGCCAGCAGTAATAGAGTCCACAACACCTCCACCACCTCCACCCGAACTTGAAAAGGTGATGGCTTGATTATCCGTATCGGCTACGACGGTCGTGTTTGCTCCCGCAAAGAATTGTATCACACCCTCATTCCCCGTAATGAGCGTTCCATCCACATTGATCGTTGTAGATTGTCCAGCGGGACCTTGTGGTCCAGTCGCACCATCCGCACCAGCCGCACCAGCGGGACCCGTAGGACCTTCTGGACCACCAGACGGACCCGTCGCACCTTGCGGACCTTCTGGACCCGTCGCACCGATTCCAGCTGGACCCGTTGCTCCCGTAGGACCTTGTGGAATGCCCGTTCCAGTGAGATATTGGAGAGTTGAGTTGTCGGTTCCTATCCTCACAGACGCAGCCGTGTATACGGTTATGTTGAGTTCAACGTTGTCGGGAGCTTCCATAGAGATTATACCCGAAATTACGGCATACCATAGCCCGTTTATCGCAATAGGATACAACGTATATGTTCCTTCAAGCGTAGATCCAGCTGCTCCTATTGGACTACCTACCACTTCTACACGAACGTAATCTCCTAATGCGACTGGGGGATTACTTCCTCCTACATACTCACCAGCAAGATTCACAACGATCGCATACTCTCCCGTGTCTTGAACTTGGTAGGTGAACGCTAATGTTTGTGTGATCCCATTCACGAAGGTTGCTTGGGGGATCTGGTCAAGAACAATCGCATTAGGAAGCCCAGCGGGAGTTCCATTTGTTCCAGCGGGACCCGTAGGACCCGTCGCACCATCCGCACCACTTCCAGCTGGACCCGTAGGACCCGTTGCTCCGTTTGTTCCGTTTGCTCCCGTAGGACCAGTCGCACCAGCCGATCCATTCGCTCCATTCGCACCAGCGGGTCCCGTAGCACCCGTAGGTCCAGAAGGTCCGCCAGAAGGACCCGTAGGTCCCGTAGCACCTCCTCCTCCTCCCGTAGGACCGAGATTCGTCCAATGCGTTGTGTCTACTGACGGAGGAGTCGCAGTCGGTCCTACCGCCAACTTACATTGATACAGAATACTGCTACTGACGACTTGATCGCCCACCACATAGTAATCAAACTGACTCCAAGTGGCGTAGGACATTTATGTATCTCGCACATTAGATTTCACATCCTTCTCTCGTATGATAGGATAATAAAAGCAGTTCCTATCAGTTTGATGTAGATGATGTAGATGAAAAAGTAAACTTTTCTATTGGGGGTTTTGGATTTTCTCGGCGACTTTTTTTAGGTTTTGGTCTACATCATCTACATCAAAATAATAGGATAGAATAAAATAGTCCTTTAAGCATAATGCTACGTTTGATTACTCTATGGGCTGGACTATGGGGTGCGATTTCTACGCCGACTGCCCTTGTTTCGCCAACGCCCACCGATACGCCAACGCAGACGAGGACAAGGACGCGGAGTGTGAGTGTGAGTGCGACCGATACGCAGACGCGGACGAGATCGTGGAGCGGAACTGGACGTGGAAGTGGAACTGCGACAATGACCCACACGGCAACCCCAACGGAAACGGCAACCCGAAGTAGAGCGTTGAGTGTGAGTGCGACGGATACGCCGACGGGAACGCATACCATAACTGCGAGTCGCAGTAAGGGTATGAGTTTGACTCCAACCCAGACGAAACCTATAACCCAGTCCCAAACGGAAACTGGAACGGATACTCTAACACAAACGGGAACCCAGACGGGAACACCGACGAATACTCTAACACAGACGCAGACGCAGACGCAGACACCATCCCCGACAATGACGGCAACCAATACGCCTACGCAGACACACACGCAGTTCGGGGTCGCTCAACAACCAACGCCGACCGAAACTCCACCGACCCAATACATTGCGATAGGGTCAGTGATGGGATGTTTAGTTTTGATGACCTTTGTGGCGGTTGCGATCCTCTACTCCAATCGGCAGAAGCGTTCGCTTCATTACACGCCCACAACAATGAACGCCGTGCCTACGAATGCGTTCGCCGACATTACGACCAATCCTATTTCTACACGAGTTCTCTTTCCCCCAGTCCAGCCCCGAACTCCTCCTCCTCCTCCCTTTCCTTCTTCGCTCCCGTCAATCCTTACTGGTTGAGAATGCGTGCGTGGTGGGCAGAGATGAGCCACTGGGGGTAGTGTTTATAGACACACACCCACCGACCTTGCTTTTTGAGATCACGGCAGTCGTCTTTGGTCATCCCGATGTGCGTTTTGAGTAGGTATGATAGAGCGTGGAAGGAGGTAGCCATTGGATACACGACGATGTGGGTTGCTTCGTTGAGGAGTAGGCGGGTTTTCTTGTAGTTGGTGAGGTAGTGAGACAAGCAAAGCATCGTAGTGTTTGTGTGGCGACCCATCGTAGCAAGGTCATCTATTAGTTTATGGACGACCTTTTCTGCTTGACCCGTGAAGGTGTCGTAGTCGTCAAAGATCACACAACAATCTTGGAACTCTTCCAGTTCGGGATAGTCGTCAATGAGCGTCTGGATATTAATGCGTTTGGGCGGAGGATTCATCTTGTCCAGTGTATTGTCCTCTTCCAGCTTGGAGATGAGGTAGACATTACGAGACGGGTGGAGTTTCTTATAAAGTTCAGCCACACCTTTGGCGAAGTAGCTCTTGCCCGAACCAGACGCCCCAGCAATGTAAAAGACTTCACGCTTCTTGGGATCGGGTGAGGGAAGGACACACAACTGCGAATCGTCGGGAAGGTTGATGCTCTTGTCGGTCGTGTCGTCGTGGAGGATACGCTCGTAAAGAGCTTTGCCCAGTCCCGTCTCACCAACCAACTGGTCGGGTTCCAATCCCTTGTGTCGTGCTTCGGCAAGACGATTCAAGAGCTTGACTCGGTCAGCGGGTTTGACTTCACGGAGTTCAGTCGCATACTTGGCGGCTTGGATCTCGCCTTTGGGACGACGACCACCCTTCTTATCGTCCTCGTGGAGATAGAGGACACTCCCGTCTTCCTCACCGCCTTTTACCACCGCAAGAGGTTTCGCACCCTTATCCTTATCAAATGAGAGCGAGGGCATTTGACCTTATATGAGAAAGTTTTACGAAAAGTCCATCACTCTTTCGTGATTTCATCATAAAGGCACTCTTTCAATCACCCTATCAAAAAAGCGAGATTACGGCTCAACTACTTCTTTTTTACGGGCGTAGCAGTCAGCGTCTTGTGTTTATTGTCGGTCGCCCACTGGTCTCGGTGAGCCATCGCATACTCCCTTGCCTTGTTGAGCAAGTCGGGGTCTTTGAGGTCAATGGTCGGGGTATTGTCCATAAAATATTTGGCGAGTCGGTGGTCGCCATCATAGAACTTCTTGATGGCTTCGTAAGGCGAACTGATCTCGTCCTTGAAATAGGAGTAGATGGTGGGTGCTTCGGTGAGAAGCTTTATCTCTTGAAACTTGATCTGGTCTTCGTGTTTCTTCTTCAACGCCTTCTCGTCTTCGGTGAGCTCCTTCCCCTTTTCAAACACCTTCTCATAACTATCTTCAAGATCTTGGGCGAGTTGGCGAAGACCGAGTGAAGCTGCTCGTTCTACGGGCGAGCGTTGAGCAAGGTAATGGTATGCGGGAGCAAGAATCTGGTTGATGATTGATTTGGGTTTGCCTTCTATCGCTTCGGCAGCGTTCATCGTTGTTTTGGTGAGTCTGTATCCGCCCACGAACGATTTGGACGCAGATGAGAGGAGAGTGGAGAGTATATCTTCCATCTTGGTGAGTATCCCAACCAGTTGCTTCACGGATGTGGTCTTCAACGCCGAGTTGATGTATCCCAAGAGAGTGTGTTCCTTCGCCAAGAAAGGTTCAAGGGCAATATTACTCATTCGGGCTTTGAACTGGTCTATTTCCAAGCGAACATCGGCAAGAGATTTGGGTTTGGTCTGGGTTTCAGTGAAGAGGGCAATGAGGGTCTTGATGTCGCCGAGAATGTGGTAGATGCGTCCAAGATCTTGGTTGAGAATCTTGCTCAACTCTTCCATCTTCTTGGTCTCGCCTTTGAACTTGGCGAGGGAGAACTCACGTTTGAGAACTTTAAAGTAGTTGCCCTTGTCCTTGTAGTAAAGTATGCTTTCCTTGATCTCGTCCTCAAAGTTGATGGGAGTGTAAAGCTTCTTGCCGTTGGAAGTCAAAAAGTAAATCATCGCAAAGTCAGTGTATCGGTTGTTCTGTATCCAACCCACCACATCCACCTTGACGGAACCACGAGAAGCAAACGCGTCTTGGAGTTTATAGACTGATCCATTTTGGAGAGTTTTCTTGCCCTCTATTGCTTCCTTCATTGTCCAACGAACAATGTGGGGTTTGATGGTGTTCTTGGCGATCACAATATCAACGGGCGTAGGCGATGATTTCAAGACGGCGAGATACTCCTTCTCTTCGGTCGGGGTAATGATTCCATCCTTCCGTAGTTGAAGAACTTTGGAGCGAGAGGTGTCGGCGTTATAGTGTGCGACCACTCCATTATGGACTCGGGCGTCGCCCAGCACATCCCATTCGGCAACCACACCCGCCTTGATGTCGCCGACAAACACATCCATCTTGGAAAGGCGTCGCACCATCTCACTGAATAGCGAAGCGAGATGATCCAGTGAACCATCCGCATAATCGTTGGCGTCGTAGTCGCCAGCATAGATTTGGGAACGGAGAGCTTGTGATCCTACGAGAACCACATTCTTGCCCTTTCCGTCCAACGACATACTATCCAGTATAGCGACTGCGTCTGCTGGATAGTTTGTGGGGTATTCCTTTTCAGCGTTCATTGTTATTATGAGATGATTTTATCGTTCAAAAGCGAAGACGACGACGGAAGTTCTTACGGATACTGGTGAGTGTAGAGTTCGCATACACTTGAATAGGGCGTCCATCCTTCGTAGGACGCTGGGCAGCGGGGAGAGCATTAATACGCCGTGCGAGAGCATCAAACTCTTCACGCGTCGTAGGTAGAGCTTCGGTGAAACGAGGACCTTCGCCTTCTGCTCCTTCACGCCGACCAACTTCTACATTGAACGCTTGGGTGTCCTCATCAAAGCGACCACGCACATCGGGAGCTTCCTCACGCACTTGGGGAGCACCGACACCACGAGAGATCTCGGCGACCCGAATAGTAGATCCTTCGGGCGATAGAGTTCCAAATGGAGCTTCGGGAGGACCATCAATGGCTTCATCGGCATACCCGACATCACGCCCACCCGTCGGGTAGAAGTGTCCAGCGTTATTACCGAAGGCACCACGCACATCCACATCAAAGGTTCCCAGACCGCTCTGGCGTTGAATCTGTTCGGCACGCTGGTCCTCACGCGTAGGAGCCAGACGAGAGAACCGAGCCGATGAGGTCGCATCTTGCGTCGCATAACGGAGCTGGGGGTCAATACCACGAGACGATGAGGAGGATGAGGATGTGGTCGTGCGACCCTCACGCCGAGCAGCACTCTCCGCCTCGTAATGCCGACGCACGAGCGACTCGTTCTCCGTTGATGTTTCGTGGGGTTGTAGAAGACGGCTTTCGGTCTGCTCACGAGGACCACGCAGAGATTTGGCGAAGCCAAGATGCGATACGAGTGCCTTGCTGATTTGGAGCTTCTCGGCATCCGTGCGAGTAGAAGCAGTGAGACGCAGAAACTCGGCGATGTATTCACGTGCCTTTTTGAACAGAGTTGTGATCGTGAGTGCGACTTGATAGTTCTCATTGGGCGTTCCATCCTCGTCCGCAACAATGGCGTCTAATTTCTGGATGATGTCGCTGAATAGGGACTCAATGTCGGCGATCTCGTAAGGTTGTATCGTTGGGACGAGACGGAAGAGGAGAGCAAGGGCACGGCTCGTATCCTTGTAAGTGAACTGCGAGACATCGTGTTCATCTTCGGTGTATCCCGCCAGAGTATCGTTAATACCTTGTAGGAGGAGATTGAGTTCCACGAGAGCTTGGGTGCCGACATTCTGCGACTCGGTCTGGCGAACTTGGGCGAGGCTCTCGGTCTGCTCATTGGGAGCCGAAATACGCCCACGAGGATCGGGCGTGAAGTTGCCCCGATTGGCGTCAAGAGCATTGAATTGGGCAATACGATCCATAAGCCGTGCCTTCGCATACCCTTGACCTTCGGCAGTGCGTAGAACACCACCCGTGAGCGTTCCGCCACGATGAGAAGATGTGTGAGGCTCGGTGAAGTGAAAAGGGGCATCGCCGTAGGACTGACGAGCCGAGTTGAGTGAGAACACACCACCCGTCTCGTTCGCAAACTTACGCTGGGACAGAACGACGGGAGGTAAGCCATAGTATCCGTCCTTTGACGAGAACGCACGAGCATTCATCATACGCGTAGACTGGACCTTTGCGTGTCCCATATAATCCGCATCACGACGCTTCTGCTCGTGGTAAGACGCTTGGAAGTCGTCGCCGTAATCCAGAGGAGCGTGAGCCATTCCACGATCGGGGAGATATGCTTGGGGACTACCCATCTGGGCAAACGTTTGAGAGAAGACCGCTGGGAAGGTCTCTTGAACTGCTTGCGAACCATACGGCTTCTTGGTCGCAATCGCACCGATAGAATCAAATCCCCACAATTGACCAGCCGACATTTTATAAACTACCTACATTAGATTTCAGTAGAGTCCGTGTGTCTTGACGTATTTTGATGCCTCAATCATCTTCATCCCCTTCTCCGCCATTACCTTCTTGACGATCTCGGCACGCTTACGCCGTCCATCGCTGGGACCCGCTGGGGCACGACGCTTCTTACCGCCACGACCGATCGGCTCGCCCGTGAGCGAGAGCTGGCTTTGAGCGGGTGCGGGGTGTGTCTCACGCCGACGAGCAACGGGGCGGTGTAGAACTTCTTCGGGGAAATCACGCTGACGGCTCAACTTCATTAGACCCTTGACGGCTCCCTCGTCCTTCTTGGCTTCCTCTGCTGCCTCCATCTCCGCAGACATAGGAGGAGACGCACGACGCCCGTGAGCCTCTTGGGTAATAGACCGCACACCGCCCTTATAGAGTCCGTGTGCCTTCACATACTTGGACGCCTCAATGAGTTTCATTCCCTTCTCCGCCATCACCTTCTTGACGATCGCAGCCCGAGTAGAGCGACCACCCATTCCCTCATACTGCCCCGAGAGGAAGCCTCCGTGCTTTGTCCGATACTCATTTGAGAACGCCAAGTTCTTCGCATTGGCTTCTGGATGAGTCGCTTGTTTATCCCTTATCGCTTTGGCTTTCGCCTTCCGCTCGTCTGCGAACGATCCCAGTCCCGTTTTCAGCTTCTTCAATGGAAACTCATTACGAATCACGGCGGGTTTTACGGCAGAATCCTCACGACGCTGATTGATAGCCTTCTTCACAAGATCCTCTATTTTACTACCAGCACCCTTGCGAGTGCGACCGAACCGACGACCCGTGTGTTCCTCGTGTGCCTCCTTCATCTCACCGACCATATCCTTCTTACGATGGAAAAGAGCACCACCCTTCGCTTCCGCTGGTGGCGTAGTGGTCGTCATAACGCCCGACGGAGGAGGAGGAGCATTGGCGGACGGCTCACCAGTCTGTTGGGCAACGCTCTGTCCCTCTTGACCAGCCTCCACGATGCCCTTTGTGAAGAGATCAAAGAATCCACCACCACGCACGGCAATAAGATGCTTGCCGAGATGCTGACCCATCTCTTTTGCCTCCGCTGAATGCTGGGCAGACAGACCCGCACGAATAGCGGGACGCTCTGCCTTCTCACGAGCGAGTATCTCGGGACCACGAGCACCGCCCTCATACTCCTCACTGCTCTCACTATCATACGAGGATGAATCACTATCGCTTCCCTTCCCCGCACCGACCATACGACCATTGCTTCCGCCACGAAACTGGGATAGTCCCGCCGAAGGAACGGCACGACCGCCACACATCTTACCTCCGCGTCCTTGACGTGCTGGGTTCTCCACCATTTCTACTGCTGCGTGATCGGGGGCTGCTTGGGCTGCTTGGGCTGCTTCGGCGATTTCGGCTGCGGGAGCATCTGGAACGCCTTGATGTTGTAGTCGGCGGACGATTTCTGCGTATGTCCCGATAGTTCCAAGAGCAGTAAATAGTCCCGCAGCTATGGCTGATGGTATTGATGGATGGGAAGGGTCGGCGTAGTATGCTGCTTGTCCAGCGAGAGAGCCAAACCCGCCAGCCGTCAGCAATGCGAGGATGGGATGGATGTATCTACGCAGTCCCGCAAGACCCATACCGCCACGCATCTTCTTGCCTCCACGCTTCATTGCCCGACCCTCCGCCTCGTGTGCCTCCATCGTCTCGTGTAGAAGCTTGCCTTCCCGATCGTGTTCGTAGTGTGCGTCCGTATGCTTCCCGCCACGCACACGAGATACGCCCATCGTTGGTGTCGCACCGCTACGACGAGGATTGGTGCGATTCTGTTCAATCTCTTCTGCCCGCTCACTCGCCAGTTCAAAGCGGACTGGCTGGGTTGGGGCAGCACCCCCAGAATATCCACCACGACGAATAGGGTTCTCACGGACGCCTTGCTTCTCCATTGCCCTCATATCTGCCTTTTGAAGAGCATAGAGACGAGCCATTTATCTCTAACCGACTAAAATAGTTCATTTAAGATAAATGGACCGCAAAGTCAAGAAGCTCTTGAAGGGTGCTGGTCTTGAACGGCTGGTGGGTGGAGCCTTACCAGATTCAATGAAACAACGGGCGATAGAGAATAAGCGACAAGCGAGAACATTGGAAGAAGCCAAATATCAAGATTGGTTGAAGGAGCACGGATATACCGACAAGACGGCTGGATTAACGGGCGATGAAGCATTGGGAAGTCGGTCTGCGGATCCTATCTATCAAATGTATCGCCGTGAACAAGAAGCAAAGGGACAAACAACCGAAGCGTTGAGTTCAAAGGCGAGTGCGGAGGTAGAGCAAGCCAAGAAGAAGGTAGAAGAGTTCAAGACCCGAAAGCTTGGAATCAAAGATACGACGGCGTTCGGGCTGCCGAGAGATGCGACACTGGATCAACTGATTGCTGCCGTAGATACTGCGAGACAGAAGGGCGAACTCACCCAGAACCAGCGGAATTACGGGTCTCCTATCGTGGATCAATACCGACATTTCAAGGCGATCGCCGAGCGGAGTGCGGAGCAAGGACTCGCAGAACAACAGAAGGGCGTTGAGGCAAATCGTCAAGCGGAACTGAAACGTTTGGGGCTTCAAGAGGGTGCGACGCCCGAACAGATTGCCGAAGCACGAGGACGGGAAGCAAAGACGGGGATGGAAAAGTATATTGTGGATCGTGATCGGGACAAAAAGGTAGGTGAATGGGAAGTCATTCAACGGCAAGAGAACCAGCGTATAGAAGAGGCACTCAAAAACGTGCGGAAGGAACTCCAAGCCAAACTCACGGACGACAAGATAGATAATATACCTATTCAAGTCGCATTCAAGGAACTCGTGAATGGCGAGATTCTGCGTAAGCAAATCTATCGCCTTCAAGGTCTTGCGTATGAGAACGATATGGAGACGCCAGAAGAGTATGTGGAAGCCGTCAATTCGGGCAAGCTCACAACAGATAGGAAAAACGGCAACCAGCTCCAACCAATTGAGATCTTTGATGCCGAGAAGGCGACGCAAGAGTATCAAAACCAACTGGAATCGCAAGTCAACTTCATTGATAAGGTAGGACACTATGGTCGTGTAGGTTCCATCCTTCTTGCCGACATTGCTGCCGAAGCTCTGCCGTATATTATGCCCGCCTTTGGAACGGCTCTGTCGCTGGGATGGAAAGCGTTTGCTCCCGAAGGCAGTATGAACTATCAAGAGGGAACGGTGGGGCAGAAGTTCGGGCGACTGGGATTGAGTCTCGTAGAGGAGAGTGCGAAGAAGTTGATTGGTCTGGGTCGGCAGAAGAGGAGGAAGATGATGGAAAAGATGATGGACGACGAGGTGGAACTACACGGCGGACGTGGTCAAGCCAGTGGCTTTGTGATGCGAATGATGGCGGAGAACAAGAAGAAGCACAAGGGTCAGTATCGCAATCCTTCCACCAACGATTACGGATCGTCAATGAAAAGCTTTCGGGCGTTTGATCTCGCCAAGATGGAGACGCCGTCCAAGTTTCTCAAAGAACATTTCAGCGGTGAGCCAGTCCCGTTCGTGAGCAGACGGGCAGAGAAGAAGGCGGAGGATACGGCTCTCGCATCCATTCGGGCATCCAAGATGAGCCAAGCGGACGCCAAAGCCAAGATGGAGGAAGCACGGAAGAAGATCGGGGAGAAGCCACAATATCAAATCTTATACAACGCATTCCGCCGATACGTTTCGGTTTGATGTAGATGATGTAGACCAAACCCTAAACTTTTCCTACGGAGAATCTCAATTTTGCCCACGACTTTTTTTACTTTTTCATCTACATCATCTACATCAAGGTCTAAAAATATATCCATTAGACAATGAGCGACGACTTTGATATGACCGATATACTCGGCGAGTTTGGGATCACGCCAGTGAAACTGGACGAAGAGCCGAAGAAGGAACCCGTGCGACGCAAGAGGGTGGTGGTGAAAGCAGAGCCGAAGGAGACACTGATTACACGGGTGGAAGAGATGAGGAAGGCGGATGCGGAGAGTGTGCGAAAACTCGCCGAGTCGTTGAAGGGCAAGAAGATCGCCAAAGTCAAGGCGTTCTTGAAAGAGATTGCGAAGAAGAAGGTAGCGAAACGGCGTCCCGTGTATAAACCATCAACAGAAGGCGATGTTATAGACATTCTGTTGGAGAATGGATGGACGACACCAAGCACCGAGATAGTGGTGCGAGATGGTGAGATTGAGAGTAAGTATGGACCTACACGCGTGTATGGAACCAAGAAGTATCCAACGCCTATCATTATCTCACCCGACAAGGACGCCTATATGTTCCGTCCCCCGATGAGCAACTATCTCAAACAATCCACGACTATCGCACGAGGACCATTGGTGAAAGAAGGCGATGAGTATCTACTACCATCAAGAGAGAAGCACGACATCAAGTATCTGGTATGGAAGACCAAGAAGGAAGCAGTAGCGGAAGCAGAGGAGAAGGAACACTACATACGAACTCGCCAGAACCCAGAGAATCGTAGGAAAGGGCGGTATGTGATTGATGATCCGCACAAGTATGCGTTTGAAGAGTTGAAGAATCAAATCTACCTCCCCGACATCTTATAGAGCAGTGAGCTTACTGCGTGGGATGTGGACGATACGTTGCGGACGATTGACGCAGTCCGCCCTTTCGCCTCGCATAAAGTCGTTCTCTTCATAAAAGGTGGCGAAGAGATCCTTATCATACTTGATGTAGAATACACCATCGGTATAACAAAAAACGAAGTAGTAGGTCTTCGTCGGGTCATTACAGAACTCTACCTTGTTCTTGCCGACCATAGCGGTAAGGTAGCGAGTAGAAGAAATATTGCGGGTCTTCAACTCGGCATAGATGGTCTTGGACGCATTGGTGTAGTCCATAATGTTGTATCCTCCTTGCCGTGCGACTGCCTCGCCGACCAGCTCCTCTATCTTTGGAATCATTGTCTTCTCACTCCTCTCTCCCATCTCAATGTCGGCTCTCTGGGTTCGCATTTATTCTTTATGCCCCAAAAGAAATTGAGATAATTACGCAGATGGAAAAATGTAGGGTGTCCCCTCCACTCTTCCTTTTTGTTTTTTGTTTTTATTTACCACTTGCCGACCTCTTCCAGCTGGGCGACCAAACCCTTCATCTGGTCAAGGATGCGGTGCCGTGCGACGTTCCGCATCGCCTTGATCTTCCACTGCTCATCCTCTTCGGTCGTCGGCTCAACCTTGAAGTATTGCTTTGCCTTATCCACTGCCGTCTTGATGCTCTCCACATTACAGACGTTCCAGTGAGCCTCCATTCTCTTCTTATACTCCTCTGCTTGCTTCTTCTGCTCAATCGCACGCTTCTCTTCCTCCAAACCCCGCTTCCGCAGACGCTCTTGCTCTTCCGCATACTCCTTCTCCTTCTGCTCGGGCGTCTTTGCTGCCTCCTCCTTCTCCCTCTTCACGCACTTCTCGCACTTCTCGCCTTCACTGGCGACGGCAGACAGACATCCCGCATTGACGCACTGCGGTAGGACCTCATCAAAGTTGTAGTTCTCAATGAAGTCCCAGAGTTCATCATCGTCGTCATACTCCCAGCACTCGTCATCAACGTCGTCATACTCCTTCTCTTGCTCCGTATCTACACGAGCCACGCCGTTGCCGACATCGTCGCCATAGTTCGCCAGCTCGTCCCACAACTTCTTGATAGTCTCGTCGTCCGTGATTTTGAGATCACCCAGCCCGTTCTTGCGGAGACGCACGGCAAACTCGCCATACGTCATCTCGGCGGTCTCGTAGTAGGTCTTGGTGATACGGCGGGTGAAGGCGATCATCTTGTAGCTCTTGGTCTCGGTCGTCATTCTTGTGTTTATGATAGGATAATATTTTAACTTCCAATCATCCGTTTTTACCGATATATTACCCAACAGCGATTTGCTGTAATCATACAGCGATTTGCTGTGGTAGGGGTAATATTACCAGAAACGGATTATTACCACCTATGGAAAGAACATATCATACGGCGATACAATGAGCAACACCGAGACCGAGACAATGAACACCGAGAACATCACATCTATCATCAAGGAGGAGACTGGACTGACTATCACACCGCCCGTGCGGAAGCGGAAGCTGGTGAAGAAGGCAGCGGAGCCGTCAATGAAGGAGGCGACGGAGCTGGCGGAGGGCAAGACCCTCGTCATCAAGGAGCAGAAGGAGGAGGAGTATAAACCCCCAGCTGCCGAGTTTGATGACGGGTTCAATAAGGCACTGGCGGATCTCCGTGCGGACTGCTACAAGTGGAAGAAGCTCTATGAGGAGCTGAAAGAGAAGACCGACCCGCTCCTCGCCAAGTTGGAGCAGCAGAGGCAGAAGCGGAATGAGGCATCCAAGAAGAGCAAGAAGGCGTCTCGGGAGAAGGACAAGAAAGTCAAGACGGAGCTGGAAGAGCGGGTCAAGAAGCTGGAAGAGAAGGTCTTGGAGAAGGAGTTCAAGGAGGTGCTGGGCGGAACGTGCGACAACTGCGGTGATGAGTATGCGGAGCACGGGTGCGATGCTGACCATTGCTGGCTGACGCACAAGTGTGCCGAGTGCGACAACCACGCTGACGACATCGGCGACGGCAAGGATGAGGAGGGCAATGAGCTGAACCCTCTATGTGCCGACTGCCGTGTGGCGAAGGAGGAGCAGAGCGATGCGGAGTAAGTAGTGTATAGAATAGATAGAAACCAGTCAAGACCCAGTTTTTTCATTGGTAGCCATACCACAGCGATTTGCTGTATAAACAAAAACGGATTTGTTGAGGGTCAAAGGAAGGGATAGAGTGTGGCGAACTACGAACAACATCACAACAACAATGACGACCTACAAGAACATCAACGAGGAGATCATCAAATATCTGGACAACGAGGGCGACTGCGAGCGGTGCGGTTGTAATATGTGTGAAGAGGATTGGGAGCACGATACGCGTGAACTCTTCGTGAGCAACACGGACGGCAAGAACATCTGCCGTCGGTGTGTGCGTGAGGAGGACGAGGCGGAGGACGAGAAGGATAAAGGATGTGAGAGGTGCGGGAACGCTCAATGCTCGGGTAAGGACTGCTGGGAGGCGTGTTCCGTATGCGGTGAGGATCTGGTGGAGCACAACTACGGAGGAGAGGGAGAGAATTGCTTTATCGCCCGCCACAAGTGCCGTCGGTGTAAGGATTACTACGACGAGCTGAACGACGATGGAATGTGTGGAGGGTGTGTGCGACTGACGGAGCTGGACGAGATATACGGGGGTAAGTAGATAGAATAAAAGAATCAGTCAATCAATCAGTCAATTTTTCCGTTTGAGATAGATGTGGATATTGATTTCTTTTACATCTGCGACCTTATCCTTCTCCAACTTTTCTTTGATGGCGACTGCCGTCTTCACTGCCTCCTTCACCATAATCTCTTCCGTCATATCGGGTGGTCCTTGCGATCGGGTCTTGGGTTTGCGGGGCATCTTTATGTAGATGATGTAGATGAAATCCCAAACTTTTTCAATGGAAAAAGACTGGGTCTTGGACTGGAATACTTTACCTTTTGGTCTACATCATCTACATCTGCTTATCTACTTCGGCAATGACGTCGGCTGGGAGGCGGATGAGATACACATACGGCGTATAGATTTTCTTGATGGTCTTCAAGGTGCGTCCATCACTACCGCCGAGCTGAATGCCCTTCGTGGGATCCACGACTTCAAAGGAGCCGTCGGTGAAGTGGACGGTGCCCGTCGTGCGAATACCGCCAGCACCGATGACGATGTTCCGCTCTTTGAGATACGGCGTGGTGGTGAAGCTCTTGTCCCGCTTTTGAAGCTTCTCCATCTTCTTGACGAACTTCTCCATATTCTTCTCGTCAATGATGTCGTAGGAACCCATCACGCACGTCATTGTGGAGCCGTTGGAACCGCTGATGGGACTCTCCATCAGTTTATCGGCACCCTTACGGACACCGACGCAGAAGCCATTGAAGGCATCGTCGCACTTGCGTCGCTCGTATGTGCGGACTTGCGTCTCACGATGATTGTCCCAGTGATCTTGGGCGGTCTTGGCGAATCCAGTGGGCTCGGGTGATGTGAGGCGGGTAGTGGTAGAGTAGATAGAGTTGCTCATCTTGATTGTCGGGTATGATAGGATAGTTTTATGCCTCTCCCATTATCCGTTTTACCATATACAGCGATTTGCTGTGGGGGGGTTCGCCAAGACATTTTTACTCTTGTAAAACGGATTAAAAGGATAGAAAATAATGTTCCTATCATACAAACCGATGAAAGTATGTATCTCTCGGGGTCTACGAGCTACGGACAAAGAGTATGACGAGGTCCCCGTCGCCGAGATAGATGCTTACCTCAAAAAGCATCGCAACTGCTACGAGCGAACGTTCCCGCTCACCGAAGAGGACGACCGCAGACACAACCGAGTGTATGTGGACATAGACGGCAAGGTCGCCTCCACGATGTCGGGTGGCGAGTTCGCCGACTACGACGACAATGTAGAAGCAGTCTTGAAATCGGCGATGGAGAAGCTGGGCGTCAGCGAGTATGCGATGATGTCGTCGTCGCAGAAACCCAAGCTATCGTATCGCATCCACTTCAAGAATCTTCACGGCACCAAACCAGCGATAGAGCAGTATGTCCGCACGACTCTCTATCCCGTCTTCCAAGAAACGTTTTCACTCTACTGCCCTCTCACGATAGATACGCCGACCAAAGACAAGGATGAGACGCAACTGAATCTGGATACGGCAATCTACAATCCCAAAGGTCGCAAGATGCGGATGTGCGGATCGTCCAAAGACGGCGAAGACCGACCTCTACGGATCGTGAATGATGCGACGATCCAAGACACCCTTATCACCTACATCCCACCTACATCCACGCTACTGCCCGAACCCGTTCAAGCCGTCAAACCCGAACCCAAACGAGAGTTCAAGAAGAGGACGGGCGAACGTCTTGCTCCTCTGCCCGACGAACTCAAAGTTCTGCGTGAGGTTCTGGACGCCATCAACCCATCCCGCTTTGATCACGAACCCGATTGGTTTATGCTCGGTCAAATCCTCTTCAATCTCGGGTGCGACTACTCGGTCTTCCAAGAGTATTCTGCGAAGAGCCAGAAGTTCAACGAAGAGGAATGTAAGCGGAAATGGTCGCATTACCGAGAATCGTCGGCGAGCGATAATACTCTCTGGTGGTGGTTGAAGAACGACAACCCCGACATCTACAAGACCCTCCAACACAAACAACAAAACTTCTGGCGACTTATCGGCGTTCCCAACCACGCCAATACCGCCACCTACTTCTACAATCTCAAACCCCACGCCTACGCCTACCACCAAGCTCTTGGATGGTATGTCTCTACGCCGTCGGGCGTATGGGAATACTCCAAAGACCCGCCCAAATGTTTGTTGAGCGACATCACCCAGACCATCACCAAAGACATCAAGCACTACCAACGGCAGATAGACATCACGAGCCGAGACCCCGAAGACGAGGAACGTTTGAAACTCATTCGTAAGTTTGAGTTCTCTATCGGTCAAGCGGGGTTTGTAGAGGGTGCGGTGAAGTTCATCTCCAACGACTACATCCTACCCACTCTGGAAAAGATGATGGACGAGAACAAACACCTCTTCGCCTTCAAGAACAAGGTCGTGGATCTGCGGACTGGCGAGGTGCGAGACATCCGCCCGACCGACTATATCTGTATCAACACGGGCTACGACTACCCCGAAGTCGTGGACAAGGATGCTCACAAGAAAATCAAGGAAATCCTCTGGTCTATCTGGGAAGACCAGCCGACCATAGACTATGTGATGAAGACCATCGCACTCTGTCTCTGCGGTCTGCGGATCCACGAGGAGTTCTATATCTGGACTGGGGGAGGCGGAAACGGCAAGGGTCTTCTGGCTCTGCTGGTGATGATGGCGTTCGGGGGTAAGGAAGGATACTATCACCCCGTTCCCGCATCGGTTCTCACCAAACCCAGCGACGGCAAGAACGCCACGAACTCGTCTATCGCTATGGCGAAAGGCAAGCGAGTGATGATGGCGACCGAGCCCGACGACAAGGACCAAATCCAAATCGCAGCCCTCAAAGAGATGACGGGTGGCGATCCCATCACTGCTCGGCAGCTCTACAAAGACCCCATCACCTTCTCCCTCCAATGCGGCATCTTCATCCAAGCCAACACCATCCCGAAGATGTCCAAGCTGGACGCCAACGCCTTGACTCGCCGACTGCGATGTATCCCGTTCCCGTTTGACTTCAAGGACGAGGACGAGGTGGTGGAGGATACGAATATGAGAGTCAAGGATACGTCGTTGAAGCAGAGCATACTGGAAGACACCAAGTTGCGAGACGCGTTCATCCGTATGCTCTTGGACATCTATCCCAAGATCACGGAAGCCCCGAAGATGACGAAGATGGTTGCCGACAAGACCAGCGAATACATTGACGGGAACAACAAGGTGAAGGCGTGGTTGTGGGACTACTACGAGCGAGTGGATGTGAAGGACAAGAAGTTCTGGGTCGGCAGTCAAGAACTTCGGCAGCGGTTCTTCATAGACACTGGGATGCCCGAGACCCACTGCGACAAGCAGACCTTCAAGGAGCATATGGGATACTGCGGTGTGGAAGAGAAGCGATGCCCGAACTTCAAGTTCCAAGACGAGAGTGGCGAGGATGTGGAACGCAAGGGCGGGATGTATTGGCTGGGGCTGAAACGCAAGGAGGAGGAAGGCACTCGCCGACGTTTGATGTAGATGATGTAGACCAAAACCCAAACTTTTCTATTGGAGATTCTCAATTGTCCCAAACGCTTTTTTTACTTTTTCATCTACATCATCTACATCAAAACGGATAGTATAAAAATAAACTATCCTATCATAACAAGATGCCGAGTTATTACGAGACGCACAAGGAAGAGCTTTGCCGTAAGATGCGTGAGCGGGATGCCGAACGTCGTGCGAAGACGAAGGAGGCAGCCAAGACCGATCCCGCCGTCGCCGAGAAGGAGAGGGAGAAGATGAGGGTGAAGTATCACAAGCAGACCGAGTCAAAGGTCAAGCGAACACTGATGGCGTGTCTTGATGATATGACTCTGTCCGCCACCTTCAAGCGATTTGTCCAAGAGCTACTGGCGAATGAGAACTATAAGCTTCTCACTCCCGCAAGTATTAATTTGATGAAGGAAGTCTCAACACTACACAAGGATGCCGAGAAAGAGCGTGAGCGTGAGCTTGACTTCACAGACCTCTTCACCAGCGACGCCGACAACGAAGGAGGAACCGCCGAAGATCATTGAGGAACCCAAGAAGGCAAAGGTGAAGTTGCCGAAACCCCAGCCGACCTTCGCAGTCGTTCAAGGTCCTATTCTTGTCTCGTTCCAATAGTAAAGGGATGAATGGATACACTACGCAACTCAATTACCAACCCGAGATCCTCGCTAAAATCAATCTTCTTATTGAAGAGGTCAAGCGTATTCGCACCGAGCTGGAAGCACTCAAACTCACCGCCATTTTTCCACCCCGTCCGTCCTCTCCCTTGCGTCGCCACGAAACGTATGCGTCAATGGAACAAAATTAAAGTGTTCGGTAATTAACAAACAGAATGCCGAAGGAGGATTATCGCATTGACTACAAGCTGGTTCGCACGATGGCGGAGGCGTTCGCGGAGGAGAGCTTTGATTGTGAGAAGGCGACGGGTCTGGTGAATACCAGCGTAGGTCCTACGAAGGATGCTCACCGCCTCATTCTCAACGACCATCTCTGGCGTCTACAAGACAAGATCGGGAAGCTCTGGATGTATGTCTCGGGATCGGCGGAGTTTGAGCCACTGGTTCGTGATCAGCTGAACAAGGACAAGGATGAGATGGATAAGGCGAAGTTGGAAGAGAAGAAGGAAATTGTTGTAGAGACTATAAATGAGCAGTCCGCTTGACCCGACATCTGCCGTCCCAGTTCCAGCACCCGAATCCAAGTATCAATCAGCGGTGGATGAAGTCATCGCACTGCTGATGGATCGTATTAAAAAGACCTCCGTCGCACAAGTGGAAGCGGAGGTGAAGAAAGTTGAGGTTGTCGCAGTTAAGCGATGTTGCCCTCTATGGTGGGGACGTTGACCGACTGACCAACTTCGTCGCCCGAACCCTTCATATACTTCTTCTGCTCCTCAACGGAATGACCCATCGCATTGGCGTCCTTTTCCATCTCCTTGATGTCGTATTTCGTTGATAGGAAAATATGGCGGAGCATTGAGCTACCGACCTTCTTACCAAACACCTTATTGAGGATTCGTGTAATCGCATTTTGAGCGACCAACGGCGAGCCATCATACGACACCAAGAAGTTGTGGGACGCCTCCTTCTTCTGCGGGTGAAACTTCAAGTAGAGCTTAATGATCTCGGCGAGCGTCGGGGGAACGTCAAGGGTCTGCTGACCATACTTCTTTGCCGTCTTGTAGATGTTGAAGACGAACTTGGTCGGCTTACCACGAGTCAGCACGAGATAGTTGTGCTCGGTGTTCGTCGGCATCTTCTTGACCACCATCATATCCAGATAATCTTGATTACGGCGTGGCTGGGTCTCGGTATAGAGTGCGAGGATAGTATAATGGAGCAGTGTCTCAAACTCTTGCTCGGTGAGTGTCCGCTTCTTGCTGAAACCCGAGACGGCTTGTCCAAGAGCGTCGCCCTTGCTCTTGACTTCCTCCCAGCTTACCCAATTGTCCTTCTGCTTCTCGGTCTTGTCGCTGCTCTCGGCACCAGCGTCTTTCATCTCCTTTGCCTTTCCCATCATCTTCTCGTAGTAGAACTGATACACCTTCTTGTATGCTGCCTTCTCCTTGAATAGTGAGAGCACCGACACGATAGAGGAATAGATCAGCTTGATGGTGTTGTCGGCGTAGTCCTTGACCAGCTCGGCGACATCATCGGTCTTCTTCAAGAAGGAGAGGTTCTTGAACGGCTGCTTCCCGTTGAGCAGAAACATCGCACGGATGTAAGCATTCGCCGTAGAGTCCGCCACACCCTTCTTCTCCTTCAACTCCTTTGCGAGGTTCAGCATAAACTCATTCACTTTCACGGACGACATTTATTCTTTACAACCCGACTTTATTTCTTCAAGATTACGCAACGGCTCGGGGCGGGAAAGACGAAGATGTTTCGGGTTCTTGGTTTTATGCCGATTAGAGCGAGACGCCATAATCCAATCATTACACACCTCGCAATACGAATACGCCCACGATCGTCCATTCCCATTCTTGCTGATCTTCCACTTGATTTCAATCTCCATTAATCTTCTCGGTGAAGAATGTGAAACCCCCAGTTCCTTACGGAACCGCAATGAACTGGGGATGTCGTCCAAAGGTTAAGACGGGGGACTTTGAATCCCTAAATCGTGGTTCAATTCCACGCATCCCCTTCTCACATAGTAATAATGATCCGTCGGTGCGTCCAAGATTTATCTATACTCGGCACGGATCTCCAAGTCGCCATCAACACCAAGAACTATCAGTCCACCCGACGTATCTTCTTTGAGATCGTCCAAATCGTCCTACCACACCTCAATCCACTCCCAATAAAGCCCGTTATACGCATCCAACCAGTAAAAATCAGCATAAAATAGATGATTACACCGCCACCCTATATAAAAAATGGTAAAAAAATTAATTTTTTTACCATTTTTTAACTATATTGCGTCCGTAATTAACTATTGAGCCTTATAATGTTCAGCCATCTTGGTAAGAATCTCCTTTACCAGCTTCGGTGGAATGAAATATCGCTCTTCTATGCTCCGTGTATCACCCGCAACCCGAATGCGACCTTCTTTGGGACACATTGAAGGTGTGCCTTGCTTCAAGTCCAGCCCCACGTTGTTGAAGAAGTCGGTTGGCTTGATCCGTTTATCTCCGTATAGACAATACAAAGTAGTATCACGATGGGGGAGCAGCTTAATCTGTTTGTCGTTCCTCATCATTCCGCGTGGGTTCTCAATCGTATAGACGAGCTTCGGGTTGAGCTTTTGAAGGTAGCGAACGATCCGCAGAGTGCGGTAGAGGATCTCCGTGCCTATCTTGGCTCGGTCGCTTTTTGGCT